GGCGAAGAACCTAAATAGCGGCGACCCCTCTTAGGGTCATGGCTAAACCGATGCCGACCGAGAAAGCATATAACGAGAATTCGTTCTGCGGGTATTGCGACGACCCCCTGCCGCCGAGAGAGAACGGCATATCGCAGTGGTCGAGCGAGTCCTATGCAGGGCTTCCCGTATGGCTTTGCGTGAAGTGTCATTTTCTTGAACGGTGCGAAACGAACCCCGATTATGCGCAGAAGGAAACCTACCAATTGAACAATGAAGGCAAGTGCATTCAATGCTATTTGCCCCTATCTGCGCACGATAACGAACAGGTCGCAGAATGCCTTAGTCTAAGACGCATGAAGGGCGTGCGCTCATGGATTGACTCGCTTAGGCAAACAATCGCTAAGGGCGCAGTCGGATGGACGACCGAAGCGGATATTGAAAAATATCGGCGCATCGTCGAGAATGCAGACCCACGGTTCAAGTGAGCAGATGCCTTAAATCCCTCCGGCGCACTTGCTACACCATGCACAGGCAGGCGTTTAGACACTGCGCAGAATGGATAATCGCACCGACCGACCAAATCACCGTCGAGCGGTTCTTCGGCTGGCGCAGGGGCGCAAAGCGCCGAATGTTTCAGCCGTGCGCAGTCCTCAAGGCAGGCGAGCATCAAATCCTCGTTGATGGGCTGTCCGAAGTGCTTGCGCTGATTGACGCGATTCAACCGGGCCTCCCCCGCAGTGCGCTCAAGGAGGGGATGAAGGGCGGCTTCATGCTCGAAGGCGAACCGCCGTTTGCGCACGACCTCCAAGCCTTCTTTCGCGAAAGCGCGTTTGACTTCCTCATTTTCTCTTGCGATTCCGTGCGCATGAGGGAACCCAATTCGGACGCTATGTTCGCCGGTTTGAAAATGCGCAGTGTAGTCGCTCACACGGCCATGAAATCCCCTCCCGCTACACCCGCCCACCTTGGCGCAACATGGGCCATTAGAGCGCCTTACAGGGGCAAAAACGGGCAGGTTCTCGCGCCTGCGCTGGTGTTCGGGGATTATCCGCACATCGTCGTCGCCATGAATCTCACCGATACGCCGTCCTTCTCGTTCAAAGAGCCGACGCTGATTTCAAGTGTTGTCTGCGCAGTGGGTGGTGGTCTTGACCTGCGCCCACACGCTACGGTTAAGCGCGATGAACCTCGCAGAATTATTGTTGAAATTGACCGGCGCATCGCGGATATGCACGAAAGCGGATTTTCGCCCGAACCGTTTCTTGGCGACGACCGCACGCACGGGGGCATGACCTTCAAGGAACGGGACATGATAGAGCGGCAACGGGCGATTCAGGCGTTTCACGACCTCGACAACCCTATTCTTTCAACTGGTCTGAAAGAATTGTGAAAGAAAAAAAGGACGCACTGCTCACTATTTCCGTTTATTGTTTATTGTGTTAAAGGGATTTTGAAATTAAAGCCTCTTTCTTTTCAGCCATCCTATGAAAGAAAAAACAATTCCCGTTAATGCGCCGCAGTGCTTCGGTTTATTTTTTCTTAATTCTTTCAACGGCACGGAAAGAAAGGGTTGATATGGACGAAGGGTGTAGGGGTTATCATGGCGTGGGGCTTAACGACTCTCAATGAAACGGATTTCTATGTTGATGAGAGCATTCTCTCCGAGATAACCCATGTGCTTCTCGTCAATACGGAGGGCGCATCATCACTTCCTCAATTGCTCGTCGCAAGCGCAGTCATGGGCGAAGAACCCGTGGGCTTCATCACCTCAAAACACGCTCTCGTCGAACCACACCGAACCCTCAATGAAACAACGACGATGTGGCCTATCTTCCGAAAGGGCTTGACTTTGTTCGTGTGCGTGAACGCACTGCCCGTCATATCTCATACGCACAGTGCGCAACGCAACGAATGGTTGTTCAATTATCCACCGGCACGGGACATAGTGGCGTATTTCAAATGGGCGGCACACTTCGGCATCCTCACGACCTTTGCGCTCAACCGCCTGTTTAACGAAGCCCCACCGACCTTCCCCGCTATGCGTGTGGATGCTCGCCTGATGGGAACGGACGAAGCGCCTCAATCGTTGCAGTCTATTTGGGGCTGGTTGCCTGCGCACTTATTCACGCTCATGTCCGATGAGCCTTCAAGCATTTTCGTCATGCCGAGCGAAACGGCCACGGCAACTTCACGCGAGAACATCACGATTGACCCCGCCGACTTTAAAACGATGTGCGACCTGCTACGGGAGAGCGGCTTCTCAATCCCCGAAGAAACGGCTGAACAGGCGGAGGCTTCTTATAATGGCGCTACATCGGAAGCCATAGAGCGAGTCAAGGAATTGATGGGCGCACATGAAAAGACGATTGACCGAGGAAGCGGAGGGATGTATCAATGACGGACATATTCACACGACTACAAACCTTCTGCGACAAAAATCACTTGGTTGATGTGGAGGACAAAGTGCCGGTGTTCATCTGTTCGATTGGCGCACACCTGTTCAACGCCGTGAACAAATGCTCAATGTGCGACTTTGACCCAATGACTGCGCCCGAAGGCTCGTTTGTGATTGAGGAATGCCCACTGCGCCACGACTCAACCCCAATTTACACACCCGCTTCCCGCCTCGCAGACACACGCATTAACATTCTCATGCGTGGTGCGAAGGGTTCGGGAAAGAATGTTCTCATTGATTTGTTCTGCGCAGAAAATACGGGTCTGCTATGGAACAAAGAAGCGTTTGAAGGCGTTGGCTTTCGCACTATGATTGGCGCAAACAGCATCACCGAGGCCGGTATGTTCGGCTCGGTGAACGAAGAAGGTCAAGTCATGGGACGGCCCCTCGCTCGCGATTTGTGCGGCGGCTTCCTGTGTTTTGAAGAATTTAGCGCCATGTCCGACGCAGGGAAGAAAGACCATAGCATTGACATGAAGAATCAAATGCTCACCTCGCTTGACAGTGGCCGTGTGAACAAAGCCATGCGCAGTGGATGGGTGCGCTACAACACACGCTTGACGATGTGGGCAGGCACACAACCAGCACGCTTTGAATTGGAGTCCGGTCTTGACCGACGCTTCTTCATCATTGACATTGAGATGAGTCCTGAAAAGGAATTGCTTTACAAAAAGGCGCAGAATGCGCAGGCCAGTCTATCCCCCGAAGAACGGGTTGAATTAGCCGAGGAAGCAATCGCACTGCGCCATTGGTTCATTGACCGGCAGAAGAAGGTCATGGGCAATCGGCCAAAGGGCGTTGTCTTTGGCGAGGACTTTGAAGAATGGACGCTTCAAGAGTCAGTGCGCTCTTTTGAGAGCGACCTGTTCCGGCGGCTCGCTATCGGTTATGCTGTGATGAACGGGGAATGGATGGGCGAATTGCTCATGGTTAATTTGGACGACCGACTGCGCTCAATCCTTGAATCCTCGCTCAAAATGCGCAGAAATGTTATGGACGAGGACATACGCTTGATTCGCACGACCTTTTGGGAGAAAGATGTGCCGCGCTCATCGTTGCTCAAAGACATAGCCCGTTTGGTGACCAACAACGACTATCAATCAGCGAAGCGATGGATGGAGGACTACTTGCTCAATCAGCCGTGGTTCAAAGAATACATTCCGAAGAAGGACGGTCGAGGACGCAAGGGCGTTATGTGCAGGTTCGGATTTGATGAGGTGTGAACATGGTGAAGCATGACCGTTTTTTGAACGCGTGTGTTCGCTATCTCGAAAAGAAAGGCGAAGCCGAAATTAGCGATATTCTTAACGGCTTGACGACGGTGAAAGGGACACGCATGAACAGTCGCCAACTCCCTGAGCGCAAAGGCGCAAAGTGCCGACTGACGAGAGATAAACGCTTTGAGCGAATTGACTATGATGGGCGCACAACCTGCTTCCGTCTGCGCAAGCGAGGTGATGAATAATGCCCAACCCAAAAAGACGATACCGATACAAACGCTGGCTTGACAAATGCTACCAATACCTCCGAGATACAGGCGATGTGCAGACTGCGCAGTGGTTGCTTGAGAACATCGGGTATAAAGTCAATGGCGAGCGCATGAAACGAACCATTCCTCCGAATGTGAACAGTGCGGCGCAAAAATTGTCCCGTGATGGCCGCTTTCACTGCTTTGATATGGAAGGCATCTCTTATGGTCGGAACGGACAGGCATACAAAGCGCACGCTTGGGGGGTGATGTATTGAAAAGTAAGTGGTTGATTGAACAACGACTCCAACAGGAGGACGACCCGAAAACCGTTGAGGTCTTGCGTTGGGTCTTGGAATCCCCCGAATGCCCTATGTGTAATCACCGAGGACGCAAAGACTTGGAGGTTCAAATCCACTGCGGCAACATTAGCCCCGCATACCTTGAAGCAAAGCACAATTGGGAGGCAGGCATTGTTGAGGAACACATGAGCGACCACATGGACTATGACCCCGAAGAGGCTCAAGCCGTTGAACACGCACGAAGCGAGGCTATCACGACGCTTGACATGGCAAATGATGTGTTCGCACGAATCCAGCGTTGGCTTGACGAATGGGAGAGCGAGAAGGACATTAGCGGTATTGACGCAGAATGGCTCGGCACGGCGACACGGCTCGTTGCGCAGGCCAACACGAACATTAAATTGATAGGCACGCTCAAGAAGGAAATCGGTGTTGATTCGCAGATTCTCCTTGCGCAACAGAATGTGAATGCGGTTATGGGCATCCTTGTTGATGTTCTGCGCAACGAACCACGCCTTCTCGGTCAAGTCGAGATGCGTCTTTCTGCGCTCAAAGCACCAACGACAATCATTGAAGCAGATTGGGAGGACATTGAATGAGCGCAGGCGAGCCTGTGCAGTGGCGTGCGCACTTCAACCAATTGATTGCTCGACCTATTCCCGAAACCGAATTTCCCGGCATGGCTCGTCGCATGTTTGACGATGGACTGATTGCGACGATTGATACGGTGGAGGGTTTGCGCTGGTTCAGTGGTCGCTATCAGGTTCAAGGCATCGTGGTGCGCCGAATGTGGGGTCTTTCCGAGCATCAGTTTAAGCGGTTTCACCGTTGGGTTTATATGAACGACCCGTTTATGTCAATGCACAAGGAGGAAACCCCCTATGACTGTTAAACGATGGACTGTGAAGGCAAATATGACGAGTGTTGTATTCTGCGATGAGGACAACACGCCGAATTATGTCGAGCATTTGCTTGAGGGCGCAACCCTGCGCTTTGAACCAACCGATGAAGTCATTGGCCGTGGGTATATTCGTGCCTTCACGCATGAGAATCAGAACATCGTTCTCTATATCGGGGATTGGGAGGTGGTCGCATGACCCTGCTCCAAACACTTGATGATTTGAAATACCTTGAGCGACTTAACTTGATGGACTTTGCCGACCTTCTCTTTCCCGATTCGGAAAACACATACCTTATGGGCAAATGGGATTTGTTCAGGCATAATCCTCTGCACTTCCTTTGGAGTCTTGACTCCGAGCGAGTCGAAACCGTTTCCCACTACATCAACGGGTGCAAGGAGGATTCACAATGAGATGGGAAATGGACTTTGAGAACCGGCTAACTCCCGACCCGACTACACACATGATGGTCTTTGAAGGCACACCTTCCGACGCACTATTCTTTGTGATGGGCTACATCAGCGCAGGTTATGCACTGCTTTGTTTGCGGAGGATGGATTGAATGGGCAAAGCATACCGTAAAACCGCCGTTGAGAAGGCCGTCGCTGGATTTGACGAGCATGAATGGTTTTGCGCAGACTCCATTCTCCCCAAAGCAACCGAAGCACTTCCTCAATCCCACATGAGCATGAATGTTTATGCGGTGGCGAAAGCGTTGAAGGTTCTCGCTGGCCGTGGCGCACTGCTTGAGCGAAAGCGCAACGGCATTAAGGAATACAGTCGCGTTCAGGGGGAATGGGACGATGGGTGTTCTCATTTTCACGCATGATGCGCAAAAATACCGAGTCGGTGAATATGTTGAAGGTTCATCGGTTCTTTGTGCGCCGAATGTCGAGGGCTTGACAGTCATTGTGCATAAGCGCAAACCGACTGCGAAGGAATGCCTCGCATGGTTGCCCCATATCGCATACCGCATGGTTTGGGTGTGCGAGCAACCGCCGAGCATTAAGAAAAACGACGCAGTTATCATTGATGGTGTGTTCAAGAAGAACGACCACAAACGGGCGATTGAAACAACAATGCGTGTGCGCAACAGGAGGCTCGCCTTCACTGAATGCGCAACCGTTCCCGTTCCGTTGATGCTGGCCTTCCTTCGAGAGAACAACAAAGACATTCGCCTTTGGCGCAGACTCGCTCACGCCTTCACGCACACGCCCGAGGTGTTTCAGCAGGCTATGATTGCTTATGCGCACAAACCCGTTCCCCGCATGGCGTGGCCGAAGAAGAAGAACACAGACGAAAACGAATTGCCCTTCGGTGTTCGTGATACTGACATTTATTGGGAACAGATTGTCCGAAGCGACAACGATACCGCAAACGATGTGCGCATAAACGCAAAGGAGGCACTGCCGAAGGGCGTGAAGAAGCGTGTGCAGAAGAAAGAGGATGGTTGGCTTTGAACCTCTATGAATTGTTCTGCTATCAGATGTGTTTCTTCCACATCGTCATTTTTCTGCGCCTCTTGATGTTCAACCCCCCTTCTCAAGAAGGCACTACGGTCTTTCTGCGCCAAGATGAAATGCCCCCGCAGGTGTGGGCCGCGATGGGCGACAATTGAAATACCCTGCTATGCGCACAACAACCAATGGCACGCAACAATGGAAAGTTGCGCAGAAAGGTTGCCGAGATTCTTTTTCACGAAGGCAAAATGACCCGTGCTTCGGTGGCCGAGCGACTGCACGAAATGGGAATGTTCCGTGAAGTCCCTTCCGAATCCAGTCTTGCCGCCATCGTGAGCAAGAATGCGCAGATTGTTTCGTGCGGCCATGAGAAGGTTGAGTTATCCAATGGAAGCGTCGTGCGCAACATGGTGTTCGACATTGATAGGGACTTGATTCGGGAGGAAGAAGATTTGCGCTACACCCGGCCCTATTCAAGCATGAGCAACGGCGATAAGGCAAAGAGCGTGCGGTGCGAGCAGTGCAAGCAAATGCGACTGATGAAAGAGGGATGGATTATATGCCTCCCGTGTTCTCGCCGTGGGGTTTAAGAGGACAACTCGCTTAAGTCGTTTCATGGCGAAACCACTACTCCACAAATCGGCGTTGCTCTATAACTTCTCAAACCCCACCTATGCGTGCGGCGCACCGAAGCAAAGCCACCCGAACATGACGGATGCGCAGGCTATGGCTCTCAAGACTTGTCCCGAATGCTTTCCAAGTGGCTTCTCGGCGGCGAAGGTGGCAGGTATCACCAAAAAACAAGTCGAGCGAGGTGTGTTGTTTTGATTCGTCGCATCGGTATCATCCTCGCTAAAATCGGACTGCGCCAGCGTGGTTTGACGCTCTGCCCTCTTTGTGATGAGAACATTGTCGTTGTGCGCCAAGAGCGTGCCTGTTCTCGTTGCACGCACGAAGCCAAGTGGGGTGATGTTCAATGAGTATGCTTGGTCGTGCATTTTGGGCTATGCTCGGATTCGCCCGTGAACCTGACTTCACAAAGGAGGAAGAATGATGAAAACAATCCCATGTCCTTCGTGTGGCGGTATGCAATTCAATGTGTGCTTCAAGAGGCGAGATTCAGGCAACCAACTGATTATCACCTGCGTCATGTGCGCAAGCCAAATCCCGTTTGCAGTGGGGGTGAAGTCTTGAGTAAAATGAATGACGGCACTGAATGTCTCATCTGCGAGCAGGGCAAGGACTGCGAAAGCAGTGACGATTTGCATTTGTGTTGCAGGGACTGTCAAGAGGAAATCGCTTTCCTCGTCGCTGAAATGCGCAGAATGCGTTGGGAGAGGGACTGAATGGCTTTCAAGAAAACAAGTGCTATGCGCACATCGCAACCACCGGCCTGTCTTTACGGTTCACGGTGCGTTTGCTATTGTCATTCGCACGGCGCTGTCGGATGCACCCTATGCTTAACGGGCATGAAGTGCGTTGATGTGAGAATGGAGGGGAACCTATGATTATCGGCATCCTCGGACAAATGCGCACGGGCAAGAGCAGTCTCGCACGGGAAATCAAAGAACAGATGGGCGGTGAATTTGAACACGGTTGCTTCATCCGTTCTTTCGCTGAATCACTGCGAGCAGAATGCGCAGAAATCTTCTTCGGAGATACCAATTACAACCGCCAACAATGGGATGCTGTCGAGGCGGCAGACAAAGAATTGTGCCGTCCTATCCTCCAAGTTATCGGTGAAGGGAGGCGACGACTCAACGGGCGTGATTATTGGGTGAACAAGGTGGCGTGTGAGGTCGGAAACGCCCCGACATCTTACGAACATTTAATCATCATGGACGATGTGCGCCATGAGAACGAGGCTCGCTGGATTCTTGAGAGTGGCGGCATTATCATTCGTTTGAGCGCAGACCGTGAAACGCTCATCAAGCGTGGTGCAAGCGAGGAACGCCTTGCGCACTATTCTGAAACCGCCATGATTCGTCGTAGCGCCGTTGAGAAGGAGTATGCACACCGATGCTTGGCTATGCAAACCAATGGGTTAAGCCCTGCGGGTGTCTTTAAGGGTCTGCGCAGATTCATTGAAGAATTGCTTTGGGGTGAAGAAGAATGACTCGGAACATTGGCGTTTGTATGTCGTGCAAAAACCGCCGGAAGATTGTCGCTACGGTGCAAGTTGAATTGCTCGGCCACGACTTCGGTTCCCGATACCTATGTCGAGCCTGCTCAATGAAAATGTTCACATGGAGAGACTTTGAAACTGGGAGGGAATTATATTGATTTGGTGGGAAAAGCACAGGCCGCAAACGCTTGGCGACTTCATGGGACAAGAGCATATCATTGATGAAATGCGAGCCATCTGCGAAGGTGGTGCGCCGATGCAACACTTCATTTTCTATTCCCCCGAAGCAGGCACGGGAAAGACGACTCTCGCAAACATTATTGCGCAGTCGCGAGACTACACCATGCACACATTCAATGCGTCGTCGAAGCGCACACGGGGAATAGAGTTTATTGAAGAGGACATTGTTTTTCTCGCCAATTGCGGCAACGATGAAATCATCATTCTCCTTGACGAAGCAGACCGCCTCACTATCCAAGCACAGGATGCGCTCAAAGGCGTTATTGAGAACGCCACCTGCTATTTCATTCTCACCTGCAACGACTTGAGCAAGGTTTCGCCGTGGTTGCAGTCCCGTTGTCAAGTGCGCACATTTTCTGCGCACAGTCAAGACGACATGGTGAACCGACTTGGACAAGTCGCAGAAGCGGAGGGAGTCGCCGCAAACCGTGTTGATTTATCCACTATCGCCATAGCCCACCGTGGCGACCTGCGCAACGCTCTCGGTGCGCTTCAATCCTATTCCTGCCTTGACCCCTCGGAAGCCGAGCGTTTTCTTTTGCGCTTGAACGAGGGTTTCAATGCTCGCCGCTTTTTGACTTTGACAACGAAGGAGAAGGCGGTTGCCGAGGCCGTGAAAATGACGGGTGTGCAGAATATGCGCCGTATCGTGCGTGAGGTGTTTGACTTCGCCGTTGAAAGCGAAGCAAAGCCAGCCATGATTCAGCGTGTCGTCGAGGCATCCATCATCAGTGAACGGGATTTGGTGAACGGCGTGGACGAAAGCATAGTCCGATGGGACTACGCCCGAATGCTCGCCGTTGGGTTTATATGAACATCAAGCGTAGGACAAAATACAACGGAAGTGAAACAATGGTTGATAACAAAATTATGGAACGAGTCGCAAAGAATGTCGGGTGTGAAGTGCCTCAATTACAGGCAAAACACGAAGAAGTGCTGGCGGCAAACGAAGCCAATTTCAAGGCGATGGGTCTTGAGCAGAACGACATTGAGATGAAGGCTTTGCGCATGGCGGCGGCTGAATTGCGTGTGGTTGCACAGCGACTCGCACGAAGCGGTTGCGAGAACCTTGAAGGAATGTTCATCAGCGTGCCTCGCACGAAGGACATCAGCGCACGGCAATACGCCAACATGAAGAACACCCTTCTTGGCCTTGACGAAGAAGCACGCACTGCGATGGTTGCGCAGGGCGTATGCGCACTGTTCTTGAACGACGATGTGAACGGCGGCTATCGCTACATTCACAATTCCTCTCTTGAGAACAAGCGGCCCTTTGAAGTGGTTTCAGATGAGAAGCACATGACCGACCTGCCGAAAGCGGCTATGGACTTGGGCGACGGCACGGGACACTTCGTTTTGATTGCCGACAAATCCGCACCCACTTGGCCTTCGGGCGGCGCTAACTTCCGCTACGGTCGCTACAAAGCGCAGTCCGAACCAATGCGTGATTGCGTCTTTTTGGGTCGCTCAAAGGACAACAAAAACCTGCGCACAATCCGCATCCGTTTCACGGGCGCTGATGCCGAGGTTCAACACCCGACCTTCATCCCCGGACGCATCCCTGCAAAATTGGGACGCAACGGAGATGCCGCATACGCAAAGTCGGGCGTTTCCGTTTTCACGGCAGACTCGGAAGTGGTGAACATTTTCCCTGCGCCTCCGCTCGACTCTGACGGCAAGGGTTTGCTCGCAGAATTTACCGATGTTGCTTTGCTCACTGGCATGGGCGACCTTGAAACATGGCTCGGCTCTCTCTCGGACAAAGAGAAGTGGGATGCGCAGTGCGCAGTGCCTCTTGAGGTTGCGCACATTGACCCCCGTGAAGGCGGCGGCTACATCATCACCCTCGCAGACCTTGACATCACTTCCCCGATTCCTCCTATGGATTTGTGGGTTTCCCGTGAAGAGGACGAAAAGGTGGACTTCTCCGTTGGTTCAATCGTGCTTGCCGTTGGTGGCGCATGGATTGACAAATCAACCGACCTTCCACGCCTCGGCGTGAACGGATGGTGGGTCATGGAGGCCATTGAAGCCGTCGCTGTTGAAGAAGTCGTGCTTGAAGAAGGCGCAGAAGAAGGCGGTTGGTGAACATGGCAAACGCATGGGCAAACGCAAAGTCGAAGGCCAATTCTGCGCAAGACAATGCGCAGATTGACAAACCGCCGAAGAGAGACCTCAAGGCTCACTACGCCGAATTGTTTGAGCGCAAACGCTCTCGCACGCAGTCAATCCGCATGGCTCTCGTCGGCAAGGAGAATACAGCCAAGACTGGAACGGCAATCTCTATTGCCCGTCAGCACATTGGCGCAGAAAAGTCCATCATCATTCTCGATGTGGATAACTCCGCAGTGCAGACCGTTGCCGCCAATTACGCAGATGATGAGAACATTCACATCATCCCTCTCTATGACGAATTGGACGACACCATTTTCAACGACGATAACAGCACCGACTACACTGCGCTGATTGACAAAATGAATCACTTCATCAGTCTCGTTGCGCAAAAGTGCCGTGATGGTGAGGTTGGCGCAGTCATTATGGACGGTTGCTCAACTTTCCTCAAGTGGTGCGAACACGCCATGACCGATGTGTTGATGAACCGAAGTAAGAATCCTGTCAATGTCGAGGACGGCGACAAATTCAATCAGGCCGAATGGCGCATTCGCAACCAATTGTTCCGTGATGTCATCAATCGTGCGCATCAGTTGCCTGCCGACGCAGTATTCTTCACCTTCCACCTGAAAGATGTCAAGCAATTCGCAGACATCGGCAACGGGCAAAAGGGCTTGATGAAGGTTGGCGAAGTCCCTGAATGGGAAAAAGGCACTATGCGCCTGTTCAGTCAGCAATTGTGGCTCACCCGATACACCAAGAAGGGCGACATCGCCGCAGGTGTGAAATCCGATAAAACACTCTCGGACAACGAATGGGTTATCCGTTGCTCTATCGAAGAGATGAAGGGTTTCAATCAAGAACACCTCGGCACGACGCACGATGTTCTGTCCGTCAAGGATGGAGAAGTGAATTGGACGGGACTGCCTTTCTTGAAGTGGTGAAATGCAAAATCGGAAGGTCGTTAAGCGGGTCGTTCTCGCGAGCAATCGCAGTGAGCGTGCGCACTACGCAGTCGAATGTGCGCAGAACGGGCGTTTGTCCTATGTTCTGTGCCGTGGCTTCCCCTCAATCGGCGCACACCAACGCATCCCCGAAAGCGAAGTCGGACGGGAATGCAAACAGTGCGCAAAAACGCTTGAGAAGATGCTTCGTTTGCAGGGCGACAGGTTTATATTGACAACAGTGGTTGGTGAAGAACATGGTGAAGATGAAGAAGTCTGACTTGTTGGCCTTGTTGAAAATGACGAAGCGGGAAGCCGTTGTCGGTGGGAAGAAATTGTCGCAGGTTTCCTCGACGGTTATTCAGGCCGTTGGCGACTATCTATGCACGGTTTCAATCGTGCGTGATGGCGTTTCAAGCATTGGTCGATTCATCGTCCCAACGACCGACGACGAACCTGCCCTTGAGAACATCACCGTTGCTGATATTGACCTGCTCATCGGCGCACTTTCTGCGCACGGGTCGGACATTGACATTCACTACGCCGATAACAAAATCACGCTCAAGTCGGGAAGCAAGCGCACGACACTTTCAAGCGACGGGAGAGCAAAGGCTTTCCCGCACACCAATAAGACGGTTGGAGAATGGTCTGCCGATTCCGACGCACGATTCACGAAGTCCCTTTGCGACATTGAATTGAATCAATACACGATGCAAGGCGGCGCTTCTATTGATGGGGTGGTCGCAACCGTGAACAGGAAGGACTTGCTCGACGCTATGCGCAGTGGTTCAATCAACGGACAGATGATTGAAGCGACCCGACTAACCTTGAATACCGACAGGACTCTTGAAGTGATTGTCGGAGGTGAAATGAAGGGTGCTACACGCACTGTTCTTGACACAGACATAAGAAGGAACGAAGCAATAACGACCGTCATTGGTGGCGGCTTTGAAAACATTCTTGCGCATACCTCTTCGGTGGACTGCGACTTGATTTTCTTTGACTTCTCGGCGTATGACGCTGGCGTTGCCGTTGTTCTGCGCACAAACGAAGCAGTAGTGTTTCAACGGGAGGCCAAGAATGGTTGATTTGTCGGAGATGCAACACGACGCACGGTTTGTTCACAGTATGAACGCAAGTGTGTGCAATCTCAACAAAGAGAACATCTGCGAAGTATTGTCTTTCATGGGAGAATGTCTTTCCCCACGCAAAATGAACAGGAAAATAGCAGTCGTCGCTGGAATCATCTATGATTATGAAATTGGTCAAGAATTTTATGCGCAACAATTATGCGACATCATCAACAGAAAATACCTTCGAGTGAACGGCAGAATAGGAGTCAATAGTGTGGCGAATATCCTGAAATATACGGCATCTTGGGGGCTTGTCGAAGCAATCCCTGTTCCGATTCGTCGCGTTGAGGACAAAAGAACACCCGGAACAAAATACAGGAGACTGAAATAAATGAAAACAAATTGCCCTATCTGCGCAGAAGAATTGAACATACCCACCGATGAGAACCATACCGCCGAATGCCCTTATTGTGGTGGCGATATTTTGGTCGAAATCACCTTTTCCCCTGCGAAGAAGCAAGCGCATTACACCGACGAAGCATGGTTGCGCAAAGAATACGAAGAGAACCGTCGCTCTATGGCAAGTATCGCTGAACAATGCGCCGTTTCCCCCATGACAATTAACCGATGGCTGAATGTTCACGGCATCCCGACTCGTCGGCGTGGGCAAACAGGACTTTGACCGTTGGGTTTATATCAACATAGAATTGTGTTCTCTTTATGGGAAACAAACCGCTCACGCAGATTTTTCACCCGCACCAGCAAGAATTGATGCTTGACTATGTGGAAGAATGGCCGTGGTCATTCAAGCAGGCGAGTGAGAAGGGCTATCCCAAGACGATGAACCGAGCCATGTATTTTTGTAAGTTTCTTGATGTGAGTTGTCATAACCACCTTCAAGCATACACCACGGCGACTGAGATTGCAGAATGCGTCTATTTGGTCGGCAACACTTGGGTTGATGAGGATTACCGAGGCGAGGGCGTTCATTCTGAAATGCTTCAATGGCGCAACGGAATGCTTAAGGAAAGGTTTGGTGCAACCGACATCATCACGCTTCTAAACCCACAGGAGGGCGCAAGTCTTGAGCAATTGCAGAAGGTTGTTTCTTCGCTCGGCTATCGTCGTTTGAAGTGGTCGGATTTGCGGAAAATGGGTGTTTCTATCACCCTGCGTTTGCAGATTCGGCGCAGTCGACTGCAATTTTGGGGGAAATCCCTTTGATTGTCGAGCGAGGACGGGGGAACGAAGTCGTTGTTCGGTTTCGTGAAAACGGTGTGCGCAAAGAGCAGAAGTTGAGCGCCGAACCGTTTTGCTTTGTCGAAAGGGATGACCTGTTCAAAATCAACCGAGCGTTCATCAAACAGGCAGGTGAATATCGTGGTCTTTACGGCGAGGATTTGGTGAAGGTTCAATTCTCAAGCACCGAGGATATGCGAGAGGGCGTGAGGGGTCTGCGCACATGGGAAGCAAACATTACCCATGAGAACCGAGTCCTCGTTGAGAACGATTTCACCCTACCGATGTATGAGCATCGGGTTTGCTATTTTGACATGGAATGGATGATGGAGTCGGGTCAAATCACCATCATTGTCGTTCACGACTCGGAGGAAGGCGAATATGTGTTCTTCAACCATCCCGACTATGCGCAGGGCTATTATGACACCATTCAGTGCGCAAATCACCCCGATGGATTGACGGAGGTTCACGCTGGCGAGCGCAAAATGAAGTGCTTCGCAGATGAACGCTCTATGCTTCTCGACTTTGCTCGACTTTTGCGCAAACGAGACTATGACATCATCACCGGCTGGAATGTAGTCAATGCCGACATTCAGCAATTGTTCAAGCGATTCAAGGCCAACGACATTCAACCAAACCTCCTTTCGCCCATGAAGCGCATACGGTATGACTTCAAGGATTGGGGGCAACCCATCGTGGGAACGAATGTCATTGACTTGATGGTTGCCTTCAAGAAGTTATGGACGCTCAAGAACGGACAATTGCCTTCTATGGGTCTTGGTGCGGTTTCTGCGCACTGCCTCGGAGAAACGAAGGTCGAATTGGCTGACGGACACAACACCTATTTCAGCGACTTCGGGACATACCTTGACTACGCACGGCAAGATGTGCGCCTGTTGCCTCGCCTTGATGAAATGGTGGGTGCGCTCAATTATTTCACTGCCGTTCAGCACATCACGGGATGCGACATACGCACAACCCCGTGGGTTTCACGGTTGTTCCCAATCCTCGCCCTGCGCGACCCGGACTTCAAATGGCGCATACCCTCAAAACCCCAATTTGAGAAGGTGGACTATCCCGGCGCAGACATTCAAACGGCTGATGCTGGCGTTTATGAGAATGTAGCCATCATGGATATTAAGGCGATGTATCATTCAAATATCAACCTGCACAACATTTGCTGGACGAACCTTGACGAACAGGGCAAGGACTGCGGCAACGGTGTTCGCTTTGCGCAGAAGAAGGGTTTGCTCGGTCGGCAGATGGATAAAATGACTACGCTACGCAACGAATACAAAGCGCAGATGAAGAATGCGTCAAGCGAGGGAGAGCGCAGAATGTTTGATGGTCTGCAATACGCCACGAAGTCCCTTGTCGCTTCCATGTATGGCGTTGCTGGCGATAGCAAGTGTGGTTTCTATCACCCCGATATTGCCGCCTCAATCACTTATACCTCCCGTCAAACACTTTACCGTCTGCGTGATGAATGCGAGTCGTTGGGTATGCCTGCTATTTACGGACACACCGATTCGGTTTTCGTGCAGTGCGAAACACCCGAAAGAGCCGTTGAATCACTGCGCATAATCAATGAGCGCATGGCCCCAATTGAAACCGAGTTTGAGAAGTGGTGCAAGACCTTCCTCTTGATGGCGAAGAATCGCTATGCGGGGGAAGTGCGCTGGACTGATGGAGAACATCACGATGCGCAAATGTATGTGAAAGGCGTTGAGATGAAGCAGTCCCGACTTCCGAATGCTATGAAGAATGCCATGCAGACCGTGATAGGCGGGATTCTTTCTGCGCAAAGCGAAGAAAACATAGTTGCGCCGTTGGAGGACTTGGTGCGCAGAATAGTCGCCAAAGAGATTCCAGTTGCCGACCTGTGCATCAAGGCCAAGTTAAGCAAAGACCTAAGCGAATATACGACGCTCGGAGAAGTGCGTGCTGGTGCGTATTGGGCGAATGCGCATTTAGGTAAAGGCTATCGCAAAGACGATTATTTCCTCTCGACGCTTAACGATAACGGCGACTACATCGCCTTTGACGACCCATCAGAAATTGAGGGTATTGCGCAGGTCGGTTATCGCCACCTCGCAGAACGGTTCATCGTTGAAAAGGTGCGTCCGTATTTTGAAGTCATGCAGTGGGATATTGTGCGCATAGAGAATGCGCTCAACGGTCTTTCGGGCATGGGGTGGTTATGATGGCTGAATTGTTTCACGGAGATTGCTTGAAAGTGCTGAAAGGTATGCCCGATAACTCGGTTGATTCAATCGTCACCGACCCTCCGTATGGGCTTTCATTTATGTCAAAAAAATGGGACTATGATGTTCCCTCCGTTGAAGTTTGGCATGAATGCCTTCGTGTGTTGAAGCCCGGTGGACACCTGCTGGCCTTCGCTGGCTCACGCACCTATCACCGGCTCGTCGTCAATGTCGAGGATGCTGGCTTTGAGATTCGTGACCAAATCATGTGGGTCTATGGTTCGGGTTTCCCGAAGTCTCACAACATAGGCCACAAGGCCGAGGAATGGCAAGGGTGGGGAACGGCTCTCAAACCCGCCCACGAGCCTATCGTGGTCGCCCGTAAGCCTCTCGCCGGGACGGTCGCCGCAAATGTTCTTGAGCATGGCACAGGTGGCTTGAACATTGACGCTTGTAGGGTGCAAATGGAGGGAAAGGATGGTGGAACATGGGGGGCAAGCAACGCTACGATTGACCACGAGGGAAGAATGTTCAACCGCTCCAACAATCCCGAATATCGTTCACAAAGGCACGATGCAGGACGCTTCCCCGCTAATTTCATTCACGATGGGTCGGAAGAAGTCGTGAGCCTATTCCCCGATTCATCAACAACAGGCAAAAGGACTCAAAGAAGTCATTCAAAAGAGAAGAAAATTAACGACCATGTTCACGCATTTCAACGCCAAAGAAGCGACCAAGAATACACCGACAGTGGTTCAGCCGCCCGATTCTTTTACTGCGCAAAAGCCTCCCGTTCCGAGCGCAACGCTGGACTTGAAGCGTTTGATGACGGCGAGCGCACTGATTACGGCGGCTTTCACAGTGAAAAGGGACTTGTCGCCAACGGACGAAACCCTGAGAATCGACTCCCCGTGAAAAACATTCACCCAACGGTGAAGCCGATTGACCTTATGCGCTATTTGTGCAGACTCGTCACGCCACCGGAAGGCGTTGTGCTTGACCCGTTCATGGGTTCGGGAACAACGGGAATCGGCGCAAAGGCAGAAGGCTTTGACTTCATCGGCATTGAGCGAGAAGAGGAATACCTGCGCATAGCAGAAGCGAGAATTGCGCAGGGGGTTGTTGTCGAAGTCGTTCAACAGGCGATTTACAAAACGCTGGACGAATGGTTATAACGACAGGTTTATATGAACAAGAAGAGAGGCAATAACATGGTGCGAGAAAGCCGAAAGATGACGATGCGAGAAGTGCAGAAGGAATTGGAGGGTATGAAGAACGACATTCAACAGTCAATGCAATTCCTCAATGTCCTGTTTGCCGAGATGGATAAGTGCAACATGGTTCTCATTCGACTTCTTGAGAAAGGCGGATTGCTTCACCAAAAGACCTGCGCACACTGCGGATTCAATGTGAACACGCCGATGTTTGAGGACATTCCCATTCCCGATGAATGCCCCGCTTGTCAAAAGTCCCTCGACGAAACCACGCAAGCGACCCTTCCTGACGAAGAGGAATGAGCATGAGCGACCCTGCGCAAATGACGGTTGAGGAATTGGCGAAAGCCGCCACCTATGACCCGACCGATGGGAAATTGCTCAAAATCAGCAAATCCACCTTTATGACCTATTCAAAATGCCCTCGGCAATTTTGGATGCAGAAGGTTATCCTCAAGGACATGAGGATGCCTGCGACTCCTCAAATGGAGAGAGGGACACGCATTCACACTGCTCTTGAAACCATCTATGACAATTGGGAAGGGCAAAGTATTCTTGCGCCTCTCATCCCGCCGGAACAGGTTGAAGAAGGCGTTCAAGAATTGGTTGCGCTTGAGGAACAACGCCTCAAGGAATGGGGCATTGAGTCCTTTGCGCCCGACGAATATGAAGAATACCGTGCCGTTTGGGATGTCGAGCGTGAGGTTGTTCTCGTCGGCAAAATTGACGGCGTGCTGGTGCATCCCGATGGCGGTCTTTGCATCTATGAATTGAAAACGGGCAACATGAACAAGGGCAAATTATCTCGCACACGCCGAGAATTGTGCTTCTATTCCCATGTTCTGCGCCTAATGGGTGAAACCCGACCAATCACGCACTTCGCATACCTTGCTCCCGACGCAGACAACATGGACTTCGTGATGGATATGCTCAACGATTCAAAGCGACAGGTCATGCTCGGTGAAGAGAAGGGTATTCTCATCGTTGAGAAAGTGAGTCAGCGCAGTCATAACGCCTTCCTCAAGTCGCTCGACAAAGCCGTGGAGGGTCTTAAGGCGCATGAGAATCCGATGAAGTGGTCGGACTATTTTTGCCCTCAGTGGTGCGAGTTTTCTGCGCAGTGCGAATCCGAATTGACAGGTGTTGGCGAATGGTGATTATCTGCGCAGAATGCGACGGTGAAATGGTCGTTGGCGACGAAGAAGCGAAGCCGGTTATGCTCATCACGGGCGATTCCGAAACGGAAAGTCAAAGACTCGCCATCTGCAAAATCTGCGGCCATCGGCAGGTTATTAAGGACTGAACCTTTGGGTTGGTCTGATGATACGATTCCCCCGACAGGTCGGCCTCAAGCGTGCGTTTTGCCGCTCCCGTGAGGACTTTGACGCGTATGTGCGCAGACTCAACGGTCGCTCATGCCTTTACACCTCGCTTTATTCCTTTGATGTCGAGCGGGACTATGATTCAGCCGTCATGGACAGGGCATGG